GGTTTGACAAAAATACTACCGATAAATTCATTTCGATCAATAACCTCTTGAGTATTATTAGATTCGTCACAAACTACTGCGAAATCTGTTATACCCCCTCGTCCCTGAATATCTCTGAGAAAAGGTTCAACTGAAGAAACAAAACTGGATCTGGTAAAATCATCATTGAATTCAAACATTGAAAATCTAGCAAAATTTGCAATTGACTTTTCTAATGTAATAAAAAGCCTTCTGACGTTAATTCTATCAAATGCTGATGGTTTAGCTAATAGAGTTTTATCACCAAATAACAATGTTCCTTGTCCTGCAAAAGAAACAACCGGATTTACACCATTTTTATAAAGTAAATCTCTTTGTGTTTTATTTGGATTCCATGCTAACCTAGCAACATTTTTAACTGATCCTCTATTAAATCCCGCTGGTGAGAAGAAAAAATCTCTTTCAACAGTAGTTCGTACAACTAATCCTGCAGTATCCGGATTCAATGGAACATATCTGAAAGTATCATTATACTTGTCATATTGATATTTCCAACCACAATCTATAACTGAATAAGATGAACTTGGCAATAAATTTCTAAAATCATTAACTGCATCTACTTCATTTCCTTCATTATTAACAACATCTGATTGTTCCGGTGAAACGAAGACCATACAATCTTTACGCGTTTCTGCAATATTACTAATAAGATATGAATTAATAACTGAAGAAACAGCTCCAGTTATGATCAAAGAAACATCAACATCTTCTGCTGATTTAAATTTATCATATCCCAAAATAATATTAGCGTCAGATAATTCTTGTCCGTCTGCGCCACCTGTCATGCTAGCCGAGATATTAGTTCTGGATTGTGTATAAGATGGTTTAGAAGCAACATTAGCAGATGTGCCCCATGCAGCTGTATTAGGAGCTGTATCAGCACCTGTTCCGTTAGGATGTTTCATCCACCAAATATATTTGGATCGTCTATTAATTGCCTCTTTATAATAAAGCGCTTGACCATCTTCAGATTTACCGTCGCTGGCTACTGACAAAGCTGGAAAAATTTCAAGAACAGTTCCTTTGGCACCTGTCCATTCTCCATCTTCGTCTGTTATTATTACATGAACTTCATCATTAGTCACACCTCTGCGAGTTGCAAAATCGGAGGTAGTTGGAGGATAATCGAAATTACCCGCAAATTCCCATTCTCTGAGATAATTTACTGCAGTCGAAAGAGCGGCTGAACTTGGAGAAAGTGGATCGACTAGTGTAGCCGATGTATTACTGGTAATAGAAGCTACTTCGAGTGATTCACCAGAAATAGTTACCTTGTCTCCAACTGTTAGTTGTATATCAAAATATGTTCCCACTCCAGTCATTACTTTTCTTGCAGCGTCAGAAACTTGAACGGTTCCCATTATAGCGCCGAATGCATCTTGGCCTACTGCTTTATAATGAGATGATACAGTTCTTACAAGGCTTGCTGCACTAGATACATCGGTATTTTGTGAAGATACAACTGTCATTCCTGAATCAGTACCAATTGCTGTTACAAGATAAAAGGTAGTACCTATATGAACAACATCACTTATTTGTAATTCTGATGTAAATGCTGTTGATGTTCCTGTGACTGTTCCTTCTTGAGCAGCAAAAGCTATTGTTACAGTTCCTGAGAGCCCGACGGCGGCAATGTCGGCACCACATAAAGATACCTTCAGTGAATTGCCTAATTCTCCGGCAAATTTAGATGCAAATTCTCCGTAATCATTTGAAGAACCAGATCCTCCATATTCTGAGTAATATGTATTATAATAAGATTCATCGCTTTTAATTAAAACCGCGTTTGCTGAATCTGTAGTTGCGTTATATGCTGATGAATTTGCTACTCGAACAACATTCAAATTTTGTCCGTAGGCTAAAAAATTCGCCGCTGAAAAAAAACTTAGATATGTTGAAGAGTCAGGCTTCTGGAAGTTTTCCACCAGTAGATCTTCACTGCTTACATTAACAATTTTATCTATAGGTCCCCAGCGAAAAGCCCCAGCAAAAGCACCTGCAGTTGTTCCTGTCTCAGGTACTATGGTAGTTAAATCTATTTCGCGAGTAACTACTCCTGGACTTACTGTAAATGCCATCTTCTTCTCCTGTAAATCGCTGAAAATTTTATTAAGTTCA